TTGGTTAATGAAGGACATGTTCCTAGCAACACGCCAAAAATCACGCGACCAGATAGTAAGCTGTTCACTGGTCAGTGATGAAAAGTTTGTGTTAGCCATAATGGCATCCTCCAAATTTAAGATTAAAGTTAAACTAACCAGTCGCTTTTCTGGGCCGACTACTTACCCGTGTACCCTTTATCGTTGGGAAACGTTTTCGTGTTTTTACGGACACGACTCCAGCCAGATTTACGCCGTGGCAGGCGAAAACGTTGTTTTAGCAGAACGACCTGCGTCAAATATCGTTTTGACGGACGAATTACTTATATGTTATACCAACTACATACCAAAGTCACCACGCATTCTTCTCAAAGTTTCCTCTGGAAGTGCGCTAAACTCATCGTCAGATAACATATTTAAATCTATTTTTTTATCCCCTTTAGCAGACTCTCCTTTCATAGAAGGTGGTTGAGAATCAGCAGCTTTTAGTTTTTTATTAATATTAGCTACTTTTTTCTTCTGCACAACTTGTTCGTCTACCTTTGGGGCCTCTGCTACTTCTGTTGAATTTAACAATTCTGGTCTTTTTGCTGCTAAAGTGTATTCAGTTGCTTTAGTTAATGAATCAGCGGGTGTATAACCCTGAGACATAAAAGCATTTCGCAATTCGACTACTTCATTTTGTAAATCAACATCAAAATCAGCACTATTTTCGTTTAAAACAGGAAAAGTAGCTTCTATTTCAGCTGCTTTTGTCTGTAATTCAGTCATTTCTTGGTTTTTTTGCACTGTTTGACCCATTTTTGCTTGAACTTCAAACATAAATTGCTCTTTTTCAGCGTTTCTAATCTCAGTTCTAAGCGCTACGGCCTTTTCTGCTTCGCCATCAAGTACTAATTGCTGATATTCAGCTTCTTTTGACCCAAAATCATACTCAGGAGCGTTTTCTAGCACTTGTTCTTGTGCTGCTTTAGCCTCATCTAGTTGTTTTTGTAATGCTTTTTGTTTTGCAAGCACTTCATCTAACCTAGATTTAGGCACCATGGGTGCTTTTGGTTGTTCTACTTCTTGGGCAACGTTTTCATCGCTTCCCTCAGCTGGCTGAATATCTGGTGATGCATCTGCTTCGCTGTTTTCATCCACTCCCTCTTCGCTAACAGCTTCTGGCTCTGCAGGTGCCTCTTCTTCTTCTGATGTTTCAGGTTCTTCTTCAACAACTTCTTCTTCTGCAGGTGCGTCAGTTTCTTCCTTGACTTCTTCATTATCAGATTCCTCTTCTTCTACGGTTTCAAAATTAAGATCCACGTCAAAACTAACGTCTTCTTCTTTAATAGGCTCACCTCCTGGCATAGCCTCCATAATCACTTCATTGGTCTCTTCTTTTTTAGCCATCTCTTCTACCTCCTTGGTTTGGTTTCATGGCCGCAGTAGCAATTTTTGCTGCTGCAGTAGTTTCACTTTGTTCTTTTCTTACTTCGTTGGTCATACCAGATAACCTTTCTCGTAAGTCAAGTTCTTCTCTCTTCATTTGAAGTTTGCTTTGTAGCTCTGCCACTTTTACTTGTGGTTCGCTAGCTTCACCTTGGGCTTTAGCCATATTTAACTGTGTAACAGACTGTAGGTTTTGTACCTCAGCCTCAAGTCTGGCAATCTCAAGTTGTGTTTGTGTAATTGCGGCTTCAGCCTGGAACTGTTGTAATGCAGCTTCCGCTTCAGTAGGTGGAGCCATTCCTTGCATTTGTCTAATACGTTCTGCAATTTCTGCTTTCTTAGATAAATGAGAGTATTCAATAATTAAGTCATCCGGAATTGGTACACCCGCTTTTCTAAGCTCAATGGCTTGTGCAAATTGTGTTTCTTCAAAGTTATCTCTAGAAGGTGCTGTTCCAATAATTACTTCATATTCACCTAGAGTAAGATCATTAATAATATTACCTTCGGGTGTCATTTGGTTTATTTTAACCGGGACCTTTGGTTTACGGGGGTCGTTTTCATCTGTGATTTGTACAACCCTTTCTTCCGTATAATATTTTTGTACTAAGTTTAGAATTTTTTCTGCTAAATACTGTCGTGTTTTCCTTAAGTTATCTAAAGGAACTTGAATCATTAAAACACCACGGTTCTGTTTTGCTTGAATGGCAATACCAGAAACCTCAGGGCTATCGGTTCCCAACATGGCATCAGAAATACCACTAATTGTTTTTATATTAATAGCCGCTTTTTGGCTTATACGATCCAGGCCGGTGGGAATCTGGTTTGGGGGGATCTTACTTGGGGGAGTAGAGCCTCGATTAAACTCGAGGACTAAACCAGTTTCCGCACCGTGTTCTTCTAAATCATCTGCTGTCATTCCTGTAAGAGAGCCTGACTCAACTACCCAACCACTGTTCGCAGTTGTATTTACAATGTGTAGTTCTTGAGATGAAATTTTGTTTAGTTGTTCTTGTGGTGAAATTAAGTTTCTTACCATGCCAAAAGGTTTACCTCTTCTCCAATATGGAAAATAAGGAACCAAAGTAAAATGATCATAGGGAGACCAGTCATCAAATAAAACGACTGTGTCTGCTGTTACAGTCCACTTAACTTTTTTAATGGTCTTAGTAATAATATAAAGACCCATATCATCAGCAAACTTTTTCCGTTTGCGTTCACTCCAATTATATGGAACTTCTCTTTGATCGCCCGTAACAGGATCAACATAGAACATACATTCTTTTAATTTATAATGTTGTCTTTCTATAACACGAATTGATCTTACTGCTTTTGCTTCTTCTGGATTATTTGGATAGTCACTTGAGTATTCGCCACTATATGTATCACCATATCTTTCTTCTTCATACTCAATTGAATCTGCGCCTAAGGTAGATCCAACTTCTGCAATAACTCTTAACTTATCTGATTTTTCTTGTCCATAGATTTCTTCTATGTCATCTATGCTCATCCATTTTGTTTCAAAAATTTCATTCCAAGTTCTAGGATCATATTCTTTTGCATCTGGATCAATAATAATATCGAGTGGGTCTTTGGGTGTAATTCTTACTTCCCCTTGTATGTGATCAGAAAAATCTATTCTTACATCAAACCACCCTCTGTCTTGAATTAAACCATCAGAAAAAATTTGTGATTCTATCCAATCGAGTTTGTTGTTATCAGAAATCTGCATGAAAAGTTTTGTTAGCAAGTCAGCAGTTTCTTGCATACCAGATCCCCGCGGTTTGAATTGTACATCCGCACGTCTGGTGCTTTGTTCACCAATAACAGTATTAATAGTAGGTAAAATTGTGTTGATTGTTAACGCGGGTCGACCTTGGTCGTCGAGCGCTGCCATGTCAGCTTCGTCCCATTGTTCTCCGCGATAAAAAGCGTCGCATTGTTTTGCCATTTCAATATAGTCATCATGACCATTGTCTCTAGCTCGGGTATAGGCTTCCCATTGACGACGAGCAAGATTTAGTTCTTCCGCCGCATCCAGTTTCTTTTTAGTTTTTTTGTACTCTGCCATTAAGCGCTCATCGATGATTTATGTTTATCGCCTTTAGTTAAATGTCTTAACTTATCTCTCCAAGATGGAACATGCTCCGGTCGTTCATAGAAAGTAGCAAATTCTGTCATCATTAAACCTATCCATGCCAATGCATCGACTTGGTCATCATGGGCTCCATTTGGAAAACGTAAAAGTTCTGCAACCATGGTTCCAGTCCAAACAGCGTCCTTTGGAAAGTATACCATACCTTGTTGCATTCTACCTTGAATTGCACGTGCTCTTGCTTCTTTATCTCTACGACCTACTTTTAGGTCTTTAAAGTAAGCTTCGCTTAATCCCCGTTCTCTAGTACGTTTCTGCAAAAAGGGCCCCAAGGCCATTTCAATATGACCTCGTTCTATGCCTACTATACCCGGGCGCCAGGTTTCGTACAAGTCTAAAATTTGTTCTACTAATTCAAACCCATCATATTTTCCGCGAACGACATCAACAACAAATAAATTATCATATTCATCGACCCCGACAACAATACCAACTGAATAATCGTTCCGGTCACGTTGTCCGATCGCAAGGTCCCACGCGCAATAGTAATTAAGCTGTGCATATTCAATGTCTTCATCCTCATAATAACGAATCATGTCTCGGCTAAAATAATCGCCTTCGTCGGATACTGGATTCTGTTGATACAGAGCAGACCAATCTCGGGGACCGATGGCTTTCCTTATCTGCTCGAGCGCGTCCACATTATAACGCTCTGGATGTAAACTTTCACCATATTTTCTAAAAGTTTCATCAGTTTCTGCAATGGCTGGGTATTTAATTACTTCCCACTGGTCAGCACCTTCTTCTGCTTGTTTTAATAATCGACCAGCTAAATCGTCGTCGTGCCATCTTGTGAGAATCACAAGTATTCCACCCCCGGGTGATAAACGTGTATAAGCAGTTGATGTATACCAATCCCAGGTCGCATCGCGGTTGTTATCTGATTCTGCATCTTCGCGGTTTTTTACCGGATCATCGATGACCATTACGTGTGCACCTTTACCAGTAATACCTCCACCAACACCCGCTGCAACATAACCACCACCTTGGGTCGTTTGCCACGATTCAATTGACTGAGAATCTTTATCCAGCCTAGCTTTTTCAAATACATTTTTATATACTGGTTCTCTAAGGAGTTGACGAACTTTCCTTGAAAAATTCATTGCAAGAGAACCTGAATACGAACAACTTATGAACTCGTGATTAGGATGTCGACCCAAGTGCCACGCAGGAAATGCAACACTGGCTAAAGTAGATTTACCGTGTCGCGGTGGCATAAAGAGCATCAACCTTGGTGATTCTTTATTTGCTACTTGATCACTAAATTTTTCTAACCTTTGACAGATATCTTTGTGTACCCAGCCGGCTAAATAATCTGGATTAAAACGTTCAACAAATGGGAGTAACCTTTTACGTGCTAAGATTCTTTTTGCTAGTTCTTGTTCCGCTTTTACTTGTGCGGATAAGTCTTCTTGTTTCGCTTGAGCCGGTTCAGACTTCAACTGGGGCTCGGGAACTTTTTCAGCCTCGTCCGCCCTACAGTAAACACATATATCATCTAACAATATAAGGGTTTCATGATATAACCCTTTACATCTTTGGCATTCAATCTTTTGTGTCATTAGCTGGCTCTAAATATTTTGTATCTGCCCCTGCAATTCTTAGCAACTCTGCATCGGACAATCTTTCCAACTGTTCTACTTTATCCACATTAATATTTATTTGCGTTGCGTTCTCAGGCATAAATAGACCGTGGAGCTTGCACAACGAATCGACAACATTCTTTTCTTCAGTCGCGGTCGCCGATTTACGGTGCGCTTCTAAATACATTCCCGTTGCTGTGTTTTTATCAAACTTAACTTCTTCACGCATTTCATTACGTAAATAGGCCAGAGCTTTTTGTAATTTTTCTGTTTTAAATAAAGAGTAAACACGGTCTACATCTCTATAGCCCGCAGCTCTTCCAGCGGCAGCTTTTGTCATACCGCGTAAATGAAATAACACCAACCTTTCTTCTTGAACAGAAAGCTCGTTTAAGTGTAATCCGGCATAAGGTAGGTGGGATTGAAACTCCGCTCTATCCTGTTCGGTTATTTCTGTAGGTCTGTCTTCGTCTAATAAACGCATGTAAATGGAATTATATTAGTATTCTTCTCTATTTGTCACGATATTCTTGCACCACCAATAGAGCTCGTGATCATCGAGCACGTGTTTCATGATGTTTACTCTATAACAAACTAACTGTAAATTCATTTTGGTATATGGACCGTCGGGCTGGATTCGGTCAACGCTGGCATTAAAATCATGGTAGCCCCCACCTTTTCTCCACGTCATAATATTATTGGACAACGCACAACGGCCCTCTTGTTCTTGCCACAATTCAAAAAGATCTTCTGGCACAAGGTCCCATTCGCAAGTATCTTTGCGCTTGTTTTTTAGACTGTTGAAGATGTGCCGTAGAAAACGCTCGGGGTCCCCGCTCGATCTCCGTTGTCGAAGGTCGACGGTACACGCTTTGCAAACATTACGTGGGTAAGTACCATTTCCAGATTTCAATTTCTCTTGGACAAATCTAGAAAGATCCAGTTCTTTTTTGCAGCGATCGCAAACTTTAGTTGTCATAAATTTTTTCTGAAAATTTTTTCTCAGAAATTTTTTTTGAAAATACTATACTATATCGCTGATTCATTGTCTCCCCCCTCGCCTCCAGCAGCCCCCCGCCTCCCTTTTTTCATTTTGGAACCTTGTTTCCGATTCATCGTCCTGGAACCTTGTTTCGATTTCCGGGTAGGCTGTATAGTCTCGCTCCCCTGTCGCTCGACGGTTGTTTATGTTATGTGTATTCAATAAAGAATATATACATATGATCTTAATCGATCGGGAGTAATCAACATGTTTGATAAACTTATACAACTATCTGGTTCAGCTACAAGATCTGTCGTAGATCTATCCAAGAAAGTAGCAAGTAAATCTATCCCAGCCGTGGCTCGTGTATCTACTGAGTTCGCTAAAGGATATACATCTAAAGACTGGAAACCTTCAGTCGTTATGCCTAGAGCTAAGCCAACATCTTCTGAAGAGTCAGGGGATGTTGGAGTATGTAACATCTGCACAGGGCCATACGTCGACGGTCAATGTTTAGAATATAAATGCTGGAGATAATTATGAGACTACTATCACTACTTCTATTCACTGCATCAATGATTCTATGGACACTTATGTCTATTGAAATTAAAACAGGTAACTCTATCTATTGGGGTTACCTACACTATGGTATATGGCTTATTCTAAGCTTAACTACAATCGGCCTCGGGTACGCGCTCGCGGTCACAGACAGGAGATAAATATGAACATATTATTCTTTTACTTCATACTTGCACCACGCATGGTATTTCTTAAACCTCGTGAATCTCTAGTAGATTTACGCAACATCTTGGCCTCCAAACAGGAGGTCAAGTTTACGCGAGAATATCGCAGACTTCGTAAGTCACCGAAGATGCCATTTTGGTTCTGCGTTTACACCGCACTAAGAGACTGCGATCTTTTAGTAGACACGCTTGAAACATATGCTATAAGAACTAAGCCTTTACTCGGGCTAACACACTTACAGCTAACAAAACTATTAAACATCAAAAACTATTAATAGTTCTCCCCCGGGGGCTTCGGCCCCCACCCCACTACTATCATCACGAAGTGATGTGGAGTGCGTGCATCATGTGCGTGCGAGCACTGGGAAAATGTTACACGTGTTACACGTAAAAAGCCCATGTGTAACACATTAAGTGTAACGTGCTTCAGCCCAGTAAAATAGCGAGCTTGCATATGTGCATGCATGCAAATGTTACAGCGTTACAGCAAGACCAGATAGAGGTTGTACCATAACGACCGTCGACCGTTGTTCTTTAATCGAGAACATAAATCATCTGTTACATGTAACATAATCCAAGCAAACAGTACAACCACGCGGGTTTCAGGCTGTTACAGTACCCTAAATTCATCTGTAACAAGTGTAACAAATGCTCGCAAACCCGCATTCTTACGTTCAAATGTTACAGCTGACTCCTACGTCGTCTAGCTGGTTGTTCATTATTTGTAAATTTATATAGGAGATACATATGAGTATTCATAAATATTGTCCTGCATGTCATACACCCCAGTCTGAAATCGATCAGACTTGGGAAGACATGGGCATAGATCTTAATGATCTTTTGCCTTGTGTTTGTGATGACGCTCGGGATTCTAATACAACCGACGCCTAACGGCGTTGGTTGGTTGTTTATTATTTGTAAAAATTGGAGATCGTTATGAATCGAAGACAGTTTTTAAGTTTAACAATTGGTAAACCGGCGCAAGCCAAGGAGGACATTATGTCATTTAATACCACGTCTAGCCCACGCCAGGGCAACTCATTGGTTATCACTCAAAAAGGTAACCTTATCTTAAACGCAACTAGGAGAAATCCTAAAGCTGATGAGCAAGGTCAGAATGTGACTTTGCCTATGGATCAGCTGTTTGAGTATGCTTACCTCAAGCCTAACGGCGCAGTGGTAATCAAACAGATTGGACAGGAAGAATTTACTTTCTATCCAGCTGAGAAAAAAGTTGAGGCACAACAGCCTGAGCTTGATTTAGCATCTGCATCAGTTGCATAACCATTGGGGGCTTCGGCCCCCTTTTTAGTGAGCCGAGTAAGCGTGCGTGCTTAAGGCAAGTTTCGGTGCTACGCACCGTAACGGTTGTTTATAGTTTATGTATTTATTCCAGCATGGAGGTATTTATGGAAGAAAAACACATTGACGAGTCAATTCGTCAACAAGCGAGTAATTATTTGTATATACCTGAGTTGAAGAACTCAGAAGTAGTGCAAGTAATTGCAAATAGAAATCAACACTCTAAACCACAAGGAGGTAATTATGAGTAAAGGTGCAGATATATTTGACCCAGCAGATATTGAGGTCGAGATCGATATGGCGAACGGTGAAAACGGAGAGTTGCTCCCAGAGCAATCAACCCCAGAATCAGCGTTCATTCCTGATACTAACGGTGATCCTGTAGGTTCTGAAAACAGAGCCCAGCAAGATGACATTGTTCTACCTGACTATTTCTACAAGAAATATCAGTTGGATCTTGAGGGCAACCCAACATTCAACATTGGTAGGATCGGCGGTATCATGAAGGTGTTCAATGAAAAGTATGGTACAGAGCAACACTTCGGCGATGACGAAGCTAAAGCTACCAAAGAACGTGAATACTTCAACTTACAAGTTGAACAAATCGTTCTTGGACAAAAGCCATTGCTTGAAGTTGACCCACAAACAACTGGTATCAACTTTTTACAGTTGGCTACCAGAACATGGGCTGAGTTTTGTTCCATTGTATTCGAGTATCAAGAATCAATGGCTGAACAAGACCCAACCAAAGAGATACCAGAATGGTTGATCGAACGCGAAGACAAAATGCTTCAGCTCGGTAGAAAAGCCAGAATGTTGTCTCAAGCGTTAGCTACCATTGATAATGACTTTGGTCTTAAAGATGTGTCAATCAAAGCCGACAGAGTCAAAACTCAAGTCGAGTTAAGATTGCAAAGACTTGCAGAGTGGAACTACAAACAAATTGTAGACACTTCCAAGTTCAGTGCACGCGTCATGACTACCCAAGCAAACAATGCAATGGATGTCGCAAGCGTAGCTTAACAATAATGGGGTAGAGGTTCTAGATATCTCCTCTTCCTCTACCGCCCGTTGTCCGTGGAGCGTTAACCATGGAAGGTGTCTCCTTAACGACCAAGCTGGGATGAAAAGCCCAGCACCTATTTACTATGACAGAGGGGGATCTCCAGTTATGCCTCCTTCATTATAGGTCTGGTTCACCTTATGTCACAACGAACCACCTAATTTTTACACATGGAGGTGTGCTTATGGGTTTAGATATGGCAGCCGGTTGGCTAGATGAAGAACAAGACAACAAACCTGTTACAGAGTTTGATTGGCGTAAACACGCATCACTCAACGAGTACATGCGTCAATTGTATTACAGCAAGAAAGGCATGGAAGCTCCACAAAGCGTCATGGATTGCGAGTTTAATTGTTCAGATGTGTACCTTACTCGAGAAGATATTATAGATCTTAAACAAGCGGTACACTCAGGGCAGTTGCCTAAAGCAAAAGATGGATTCTTTTGGGGGCAAGATGCTCAAGAAGAAAGTGCCAAGTATTACTTTGAGACAGACAAAGAATTTTGTGAACGAGCACTTGCTTGGTTGGATCAAGGTAAAGTAGTTTGGTATAGTCCTTGGTGGTAACAAAAACAGGAGTATGTTATGGCTTATCCAGAAGATATCGAAAAGTTAGCTAAACGCAAAGAAGAACTCAAAAGCGAAGAGCTAGCTAAAAAAGTACACTCAATAGAAGTGAGACCAGGTCGAATACAAACTTGGTATAAAGATGGTCGTGTGGTTACAGAGTATCCACGCGACAAACGTAAGAAAACAACTGTAGATTACAGAGGAATCAAATGAGTAGATTAAAAGATGTTATTTTTGATGTTCAATCTGATATTGAAACTGTTGCTTCTAACAAACCGCATTTAACTGAGAATCAATTATTCGCTGCTGTTTGTGCGATGCGTGATCTTAAAGAAGATGCCCAGAAAGTTGACTATGACTTTGTTAAACAAGTCTACGACTTAGCTTTTAGAGACGAATCATGAACCACGAAGAACTAACGAGACGTGCCTTAATAGGCTTAATTATTTGCATCATTGTATTAATGATGATTTAAATTCCTCGCGGGATAGGGGTTGCGCCAGAAAAGATTGACTAGAGCGTATAATTATATAGTCATAAGGGTTTGATTCCCTGAATGTACAATATCCCCCGCTTTTATATTTTTTATTAAGGCAGCTGGAGACGACCATACTGGCCAGGTGCACCCTAAGCAGTTAGAAGCCGCAGGCCTACTGCATATCTGATACTAAGGCTGCCTTAATAATTTTTCACACAGGAGGTGTGCATGTCAGATGTATTTCAATTTCACGTCCAAATATCGGTTGAAGAGTACGAAGTCGAACGCAAACGCAGTATTGATGAATTGCCTGATTACACCAGTTATTCTTTAGGTTACACCGATCATTCTAATGGTATTAATTCTTTCGACCAAATTTCAGAAAAAATTCAAGAGCTATGTGAACTTTACCGAGTATCGGCAGAAGCTGATACAAACATGCCGCTGCATGTCGGTGTATGGTTCACCACTCCTAAAGAGGAAGATGAAATAACTTTTGAACCTTGGGACAAAGAACCCAACCCTAATTGGAAACCAACATTAATTAAAGGAGGTAAATAATGTTAGTTAAATGGCGTGCAACTCTTGCACATAAAGATTCTGAAGATATGCAGATAACCATTGAGTTTGAAGCACCTAAATTTTCAGATAATTGGAATTATAAACTTCTAGCCAAACTTGCTTTTATTAGTCAAATCACACAAGGCGAGAAGCTTATAGTAAATAATGTAGAACCGATTGAAACCATGGAGGATTAATTATGCATTCAATCAAACCCACCAACCTAATGTCAGAAATCAAGCAGAATATGCGTGCTGGCATCAACTCAATGATCTGGGGTGGTCCAGGCATTGGTAAATCAGAAATACCACAACAGGTAGCTGACAGTCTCAAAATGACTTTGATTGACTTTCGTGCCAACTTGTTTGACCCAGTCGATGTACGTGGCGTGCCTCACATCCAAGCTGTAAAAGAA